TCCATGCAGTCAGCGTTTATAAATGCCATCACTCCACCTCCTCGATCTCAATCCCTTCACAATCAAACACCCATCCAAAACCTGCTTCTTCTAGCTCTTTGCGAGCAAACTTAGTTCGCACCATGCCAATCTCAGAGTTTGACGCCAAATACCATTTTTGGATTTCAGAGTTGTAATTCAAATAATTGAGTTCCCTTGAAATACCTTTAAATTTAACATTGTATTTATGCTCTTTCTCGACCTCGTAGCCGAATTGGTGCATGTTTACAAGAGTTTGAAACGGGTTAGTGTTTATGTCATTAAACCAATCTTTTAAATCAGATTCATCTTTTTTATCAAACCGATATACATAGTCAAAAATATTAAATTCTAAGCTATTTTTACGTTTCTCATACCAATCTGCCACAAACTGTTTCACGACTGGTTTATTTAATTCTCTACGTATTTTATCGGCATCTTTGAGTTGTTCACCAACCCATGCACCCTCGAACTTCCCTTGCTCGTAGCCCTCACGCCATTTTGCATGACTAAAATCTTGTTCAAATTCACCCATAATAGCTTTCAGCCATACTTCCCTATCATGCAATGGCAATTCTCGTAATCGCGCTAGTATGTTCTTAACGTATATAGTTGGTTCGTCTAGCTGCTTTAAATTTTCAATTGCCTTATTAACCGAAATTTCGCCACAAAAACTAGAAATTCTTTCGTAAGCTTCAATCAATTCCTGTTTATTCAATTCCTAACCCCTCCTCTAAATCGTCTACTTTAAAATAGTTAATACTCTTTGGATTTACAAAAATATTTCTAATTTTCATCAAGTTTCCGTTATTAAACCGGCTAATGATTTTTATCAATTCTTCTTCATCAAAATTATTCACCGTGAATTTAATTTCTTGTGAATTTGAAAAATTAATTGTGATTTTTTTGTAACTGTCAAAGCTTAGTCCGTTCATGCTTCTAAATCCTCCTCTTTAACAAATAATCCATCAACCATCTTGCCCTTGCGATCTTTGATTTCATTCCACGCTTGCGATAAGCAGTCTTCAAATTTAAAACCTTCGTCCTTCGCAATTCGATGTAGGTAGGTAATTAAGTACATGATATGCCCTTCACACTTCAAATTTCTCCTGACAAGATTTGATATGGTTCCTACATTTTCGGAAGCTACTAGCATGATATCTTGCTTCGATAAACGACCGTGTGATAATTCAAAACCACTAATCAATCTAACACCTTGCTGTTGTGCCAAAATAATCAAGACAACAACCACATCACCGATTGAGTCTTTAACGACCTCCTTATTCCTCTTCGCAATACCCGAAGCTAATTCTCCAAATTCCTCATAGAGTTTCAACATCTGCTTCTTGCTGTCTGCCTTGTCCAATCCACGGTCAATAGACCATTGCTGGACGTTTGTAATTAGTTTTTTTAATTTCACTTTAAATCCCCCATGATTTTTCCAAATGCATCTCACGCTTGAGTTTGCGTTTTAACTTTCTTAACCGCTCTTCTTCGGTCGTGTTCTGCATGCTATCAGCTTTTAATAAATATTCCTGACCAACTTCAACGTCCCTGTCTCTTTTGGCTGAATCCATTTTTTCTCTCAGGCACGTTTCAAAAAAAGTTTTATCAAACAAAGGTGCTAGACGAATCATTGTATTCACGGGAGGTAATCGCCCCCACTTTTTGTCAATACGGATTCTGGATGCTGTGTAGCTAACTTCTTTTTCGCTTGATATAAACGTGCGCAGAAATTCAAATACGTTTTTATATTCGCTCTGCTTCTCTTCGATGATTGAGTAGAAGCGGTTTATGTTGTTTCCTGACATACGATTCTCAACGCCTCCTCCGCATTTCTTGCTACACCCGCAATTGCTCCACGGGTTTTTACTATGTTAATAAAATGTTGTTGCTCTGGCCTCACTCGACCATTTGCATTTTTTACTTCGATGTAAAATATTTTCCCATCAGGTCTAAAACCATATAAATCTGGATGGCCTTTTGGTAGTCCCGTATCAAACCATCTGCCATCTACGGTTATAACTTTCCCGACATTCGCCCGAAAAACGGTATATCCAGCTTGGGTCAAAGCGACTCTAATTTCATTTTGTATAGTTTGTTCAGTTTTCACAATATCCTCCAAAGTTACCGTTGTCCATTTTAAAACGGTAACCACTATAAAATCAGTATTACCAACGGTTTATACCATTTTTTTGCCCTCAGGTTACCGTTACCGTTACCTTTCTCCTTTATTTATATTTATATTATTTATTTTTTTATTATTTCAATATAAAAGAAAGGTAACACGGTAACCAACAACAGGTAACCCCTTGGTACATAAGGCTTAAACTAGGTTACCGTAGTGCAAAATCATACGGTAACCTAACGGTAAACGGTAACCAATTCATACCCTGATGTAAGCATTTGACTTTCATCATCCATCCAAGAAAATCCGACATAATGTTTTGGAACATCTACTGAAGGGATGAATCTACCCAAAGGTTTTATTTTTTTCTTCACCCAATTTTCAGGGACATTTTTCGCTAACTGGGTTTCAAATTTTCTTTTAGTGAGTTTAGTAACTCCCTCATCCTTACACCATTCTTGATACAACCACCACAAAAACCTTGACGGTAGGCGGGTAGATTCGAACTTATCAAACCATTCATTGACGAATGCCTTGACGGTATCATTTGATTCTTTGAAATCTTCTAAGGCTTCAATTGATGCTTTGGGTTCAATAAATCTATCAAATGATATCTCAAGAGCTTTTTTCAAAACGTACTCAAGAACTTCCTCACGATAGATATAATCGTCTTTGATCGCCCAATTATCATCCTCACTAGAGAATGATTTTTTAAATGGGATGATTGCAAACCGCCTGTATGTCCCGTTTGTTTTATTTTTAAAACGTGGCAGTTCGTTGGTTGACTGGATCACTGTTTTTTTAAACACAGTTGTATACGGCTGTTTGTTTTTTTCTTCGACTAAGACTGGTTCACCAGTCACGACCGAGTTGAAATTTGAGGATTCATCTACATAGATACCAGCCTGTACATCGTCCCCGATGATCACTGTCTTACCTTCAATCATAGATAATGCAAAACGCTCTGAAAATTGATTTAATTTTAGACTGGCTACATTCCTCATACCAACAAGATTAGTAATGAGTTGTTGAACTGTACCCTTACCATCATTACCTTCTCCGACAAACCAGATTGATTTTCGATAAGAGTAATTCCCATTCAGGCTGGCCGAGATAACCTGCCAGATTAGTTTCACGAGTTCTTCATCTCCACTCATAAGGTCAAGCAACCAACTATCAATATCCCATCCATCAATTACAGGAGATTTTGCAAAATGGTCGTATTCTGTCCCAATGGTTGAGAATGCTACAAATTCATGTGTGAATGGTCTCAATAATTTATCTTTCTTGTCATATATCCCATTCTTCACCAATATAAACCTACGAGGATCTCTATATTCACCAATTGAGAAATCGCATGAAAATCCTTCGTGATTATTTAATCTTGGAGTAGAAGCAAGCATAAAGAGAACATTTTTTGACTTGGCTTCACTAAAATTTGGTTCTAATAATCGAATGATTTTATAAGCAAAGCTAGGGTCTTTATGATAGTAACCATGATCGGGATCAAAGATTGCGACACGTTCATTTGGTAGGTTCACGATATATAAAATCTGTTCCATGCCTTGAGCCACTGCTAACTCCGTTAAACGAGTAGGAGCTTTTTTGTTTTCTTCCTTAGTTCCGTACTGGGTTTCTTCCCATTTGACGTTTTCAAGCCAATTTTTGCGGTATTCACGACAAGCTAGACGAATTTCACGCCAGTCATTTGCCTTCTCAATATAAGCTGGATGTTGTATGACTTTGCTTTTGTATTCTTGTTTTACTGCTTCAATGTTAACTGCCACCTCGTCTATCCATCTCCTTTCTAACCATACTTTCAAATGTTCTGTCTACTTCATCCATTGGTAAGCTGTCCGAAGTATAGTGATTTGCTATTTTTGCAAGTAAATATACTGCATCTATATCCACGCCACGCATTAGTAAGCCACCTATGAAACCAGATAATGCATTGTTTCTACCGCCTTTATCACCCAGACCGAAAACGACTTGCTCGAATAGTTTTGCAGTTTTGCTAGAAAACTCTCCTCGACTGTAATCGGTTGTAAAGTTAAGCGGTTCTTTTGCTTTTTTAGATGTTTGTAGAATTTCAACTATTTCTTGTGGCGCTTCAGCAATCACATCTGTTGTTTTATCCCAAACATATCTCCCTTTAGGGTTATTGCTCGGTGCGACTAATACATAATTATTTTTGTTCGCCTTAATATCAATCCCTGGTTTCACTCGTATATCTTGACTCAACTCTATGCCTTTTGGTTTTTTAAGAAAAATGTGTTTCCCCCCGCTTGGCGTAGTGGCAGTTAAAGTCTTAGGGATATACTGAGACAATTCCCATTCTTTCAAAGACTCATAACCATTCTCAGTCACCGATACATCAATATCGATGACAAAGAAATCGGTTGTCCTCCATGCTATATTCGCATCTGGTTGCTCGTGCCAAAACCTTCGAATTTCATCTTCGCTAAATGTCTTATCCTTGAATTTTGTAATTGCACGTTTGCTTTTTTTATCTATTGGGATGACTGAGTAACCTAGTTTTTGATAATGAAGGGCGTAATCTACCATCCCAACCATAGATTAGAACGGCAAATCTAAATCATCATTTTTCGCTGGAGCAGGTTCAGACGATACTGTTCCAGAATAAGCTGGTAATTCAGATTGCTCCATTTTCTTGATATTCAAGTTATCGTAGGTCTTACCGTTATATTCTGATTGTTCATTTTTAACGGTAACTTTCAACGTTTTACCAGTGATAAGGCCTAAGAATTGTTCAATTGTATTTACTTCAACACCTTCAGGGATTTTAACCGCTTTAGAATATCGTTGCAAAGCCCACTCTGGATATTGAAGAGTTTGTTTATTGATCCATACTTTATCAAAGATTAGGTTGTTACGGAATTTCTGTTGGAAATCGTCGCGAATTTTCAAACGAATATCTAAGAAATCCGTTCCACTTTGACTTGCTGATTGCTCCGCTTGAGCTACTACTACTTCATATGTTCCATCTTCGATAGATGAGAATTGTTCTGCTGCTTCATAATTTACTGAAAAAAGTGCCATGTTTATTATCTCCATAAATTTAATTCTTTTTGTTTGTGCCACAACCACCCTGGTTGATAGCCGTTGAGCAATCGGAATGCTTTCAATTCCGATAAATTCTGACATTTTGTGTATCTTTTTCCGTAGGTCTTGACGCGTCGATACACTTTCGCTTCTTCTGTCTTGACCTCTATCTTTTCCCCTCGAATGGTGATGAATTCCATCCCTTGGTTAATCTTTCCCAATTGAACATCTGATTTATCTCGTTCAATGTCTTTAATATTTTTCTTTTCGACAATCTCTGCTTTACAGTAGGGACAATAACCGTCCACTAACTGGTCTCTCCAAAATGTTGCAAAACATTTTTCACATGTTATTATTGAGCGTTCCGATGGTTTCTTTTTCTTCTTAGTACCATCAAGCGTCCACTCTCTGTCATCATTTGGTAATCCGTGACGGATGTGATTTCCAACGTGGTCTATCAAGATTGCTTTTTTACCTTTTCTTGGATTCAAAGCTCTCATAGCAAATTGAAGATATAAGGAAAGTGAATTAGTCGGTCGCAACATGATGCAGACATCTACATTTGGTAAGTCAATCCCTTCGGTAAAAAGATTGACGTTAACCATAATTGTGAGTTTCCCTTCTCTAAATGCTTGCATATGGCTCTCGCGTTCGCTCTGTGGCGTTTTTCCAGACACGACGGCTGATTGGTAGCCGTGCTCTGAAAATC